GTGGAGGAATGCACTGCCATAAGCAGCACATTCCCCCCACCACTATCTTGAAGGATAGAGGGCCCCATTAGGAGTCCTCACTCCAAAGATAGGATGAGAAGGAAGGTACAACTTACCATCCCTCCACAGTCGGAAAATATCCGACGTTAGCCAGCTAGGCTAACCCATCGGCGTTTCGACTTAAAGCCGCCGCGCTTTGTACTGGTACCGAAATCGATACCATCAGACCTACCATCTAGGTAGTCTAATGCATCGACTAAGCTTCGATCCTCGAAGAGAGTTTCGAAGCTTCGTTCTCGGTCTCGAGTACTCGGGCATACAGTACCCTCGCCATCGGCGTAGCTAGAGCTAAGAACTGGTTGTAAGGGCGAAAGTTTTTCCCCTGTCCAACCATAAAAGTTCTGTACTCTGCATATGCCGCTGTCGCGGACTGATGCACTAGTGCCCCAGTAGTGGTATTCAATTCCACTAGTAGTGACGGCACCATAGTATTGCTGTTGAGCTTTTCCAATACCTGGTCGATCGCAAGATCGATATCCAGTGGAATCGCTACAACGGCTATATGGTGAACGTCCTCTACTAATAGAAGAGAATCCCCATTTGTTAAGGCATGCGAGTTCGTCTCCATCTATACTATCCTTTCTTTTGATTGGATCGTAATGGATCCTCTTTTGCTTCCAACACTGCAGCTCTCTATGCCAATAGAGATCTGTCGTGAAAAGATAGCTAAAGAAGGATACACCCGAACCAAGTTCTCTTGATTTGGGTATGGTACGTCTCACAACTCGACAGAGCAAATCGCGTATGGTCTGGGCAACGATCCACTGACCTCTTAAGTAAAAGAGATCGGCAGTCGCTAACCAAGCCATAACATGTTCTGCTCCCCACTGTCGTGAATCGTCATGCGGCACTTGTCTTGCATACACGGGATTAACCGGGTATCCATTAAAGAAATCCGCACCACAAGACTCCCGGAAAAGTGAACTCCGGAACGACTTGTTGACGTTTACCTTCAAGAGGTAACTCTCTAGGTAATTCACGACGACGTCCGTATACTCTACAGGTACGATAATATCGTCCCCGTAAATATCGATTTTTCTACTATAGTAGATAATCGACGAGCTTGTCGGACGCCTACCGTCAAGGGCATGCATAGCACTCTGAATAAGTGTATAAAACACACATGCTTCGACAGGAAAGCATAAAGCTGACCCCATTGATGCATATTTATTCAGAACTAAGTTAGTCCCGTCGGGCAGGGTAGCATGTATCGAACGAGCATCCTCGAGGAATTCGAGTAGCCCTGAGGTCTTAAAGATACGTTGAACGAGTTCAAGATGAACTCGATCAGACGCGTCTTTCAGGTCTAGCGTTGCTAGTCGTCTATCGATACTGCTAGTTCGAGCGAGTGTCTGATTGACGTCTTGCCGTTCAAAACGGATCGAACGTTTAGTCAGGCGATGAGACTCAATCACATCATACATGTAGTCCTTAACGGACTGTTGCATGTATTGCATATGAGAGGGTTCAATCGCAATCACTCGAGGAGCCGTTTGCGTTTTAGGAACGAATACAACGCGAACTGAAGGTTCATCTTTCAGTTCAATATATTCGACTCCAGGAACGTTCACGGAACATTCCCCTAATCCACTGAATTGTGATGCCATCCAATAATTAGGATAGCAGTGCAAATCAGAGGGAAATGTTAGCTCCGACCGGATAGGCCAACTTCTGATACGTTGACGTTCGTTTAACATCAATTTCTCAGCCGTTTGCCCCGGTCCATGATGGCATATAAGATCGGTATAGTTGACCTCAGGAAAAACCTGAGACCACAATATACCACTGATCTTATCCAAGTAATTATCTTGCCGAAGAACTTCTTCGGTGCCTTCACGGAGCTCTCTTTCTACTTCAAGAAAGTGTGCAATCGCCTTCCTATTACGGTCGGGAGTGCAACCAATCTTAAGCTTCTTAAAGAAGCGACAGATTTGTCGAATGTACCCAATAACACGGGGATCGACATCTTGGAGTAGAACTCCATCACGCGTAAACACACGACTGAAGAAACCCCCGAGAAATCGAGGGAGACTTCCATGCCTAGCAAAGTTACTAGGACATGAGAGCCGCCCATCCTCCAGACCCCGTTCTAGGGAATCTGAGAGCATGGGGAGGGTGATCGTTAAAAACGATAACCCTTCGTGTTTACAACGACGTTGAAGAGTTTCAACGTCGCGCTCTACGGACAAGTCTAGGTCCAATGCTGCTTGACGCAGCACGGCCTGGACGAGCATGGTCGGTCTTTTCACGGTAACCTCCATTATTATGGTGGAAACCGGACCGTCTAGTGCTTACTCCCGCTAGCGAGAAGCTAACGTGGTCCCTCTTTGCTATTAAGAAAATGCAAAAAGGAAAGGGCGAGAACCGATGCAATGAGCATGCTGATCATAATGATCAGAATAGTATGCTCTTCCATCAGAACTCCCCTCCGAGCACCTTGTTGTAATTGGCCGAAGAAAGCCAAGTCTTCAAGGCGTCGATCACGTAGCCGATCTCAGCATCCGAAAACACTCCAGAGCGTGGCTCGTCAACGACGAGATACACACTGAAGCCCGACTCTTTGTTAACCGCAGAGATCGGATCTGCCGCAATTTTAGTCTGCGACAGACGGACTTCACGACGAAACCTTGCAGATGTAATATTCTGCTTAGTCGTCATGACAGTCTTACCGTCAGCCGAGGTATACGTATTCACTGTTGCACCTTGAGAGGTGCGAGGCAGCGAAATCGCAACCGCGTTGACAGTGACTGACTGAGGATCTGCAAGCATTAGAAGCTCCAATCTTAGTTACGCTTACTCGTCTGGAAAATGCCAGACACATTGTAGGTCTAACCAAGCTTGGACAAGCCTAATGCCCCAGCAATAGCTAGCTGTGACGAACTCAAATTATTTGGGTTCGTCGCAAAACCGAAGGGATCTCCACGCGACCTATACTTTTCAGTAGCAGTCGCCCAAGATGATCCGCTGACTTTAAGGATACTTCCATCGCGTTGATTGAACTCACCATTTGCAGTAAACTGCCGATAGTAAGTCACTTCCCGCATGATGTACCAGTGGTCAGCAGCTAATCCTTTGGCTACCCCTGCGTCGATGTTAGCAATAACATCTCCGTAGTTGGCAAACCAATCTATTAGCCAAGTCCAGGGAATCGCATTATAAACTTGCGATGGCGAGGGAAAGCTACTGCCGTCTAAGGCAGAAAGCATCTTTCTCGTCCATTCAATGTCCCTGGGGCCCTCGGGTAGCCAGAATCGGAATGTGCCTTTGGCCCAAACCTTATCTGTGCTATACTCGATATTACGGTACGTTGGTACAGAGTGATAAAACTGAGTTGGGAGTACGGGCTGAAAAGCACCGTACGCTGACCCAGAACTCTGTCCATAGTCCGTTCTAGTGTCTACCATGTTTGCATGGCATTTCACGGGCTTACCGTTGTGTTGTATAAGCCAAGCTAGCTTCTTTTGTGCCCTCTGTTGAAGAGTACACATTCGAGCTATGTCTTTGAAGAGCTGCTCCCAACCGAATTTTAGAGCAAGGTAATAACTACCTATGTTCTTTAATCCGTTTTTGTGCAGTCTTTGACGAAGCATTCCGGGCAAGTCCTTTAACTCATAAATTGAGTTGAGGTACGAGAACAGAGGCTTCGTAGGCTTCATCTTATTGTATGCCGCAGCAGCCCAGCTGTCTGGTTGGAACGTTTGATTCCAATATCCACCAGCTGTGACTGCAACCTGAAGTTTGCCCTTGTAATGGACATTATTCGGGTTGCTACCGAACCACACCGCATCACCAATGTCAACAAGACCGTAATCATCGATATGCTCTGAAAGATGCATACCATGACCAACGTCCCACTGACCTAAGCGATGAGGATAGCCTCGGTTGCCCTCCTTTCCAAACCAAAATACCTTCTCTGTTTTATTTACAGTGAAGTTTTCTGGTGTTGGAACACCAGCGGAGTACAGAGTCCC